CCTCGGCGCCGAACGGCAGCTCGAGCTTGAACCTGTGTTCGAGCGGGACCTCGTACTTGTAGACCGACCTCACGTGCTACTCCTCGTCTACGTAACGGTTGCCGACCTCGAAGAGGTCGTAGACCTCGTGCGAAACCTCTCGGCGCACGGTCTTGCCTTCGTCGGTCTCGATCACGAGCACCCAACTGTCGTCCTCGTACACAGGCAAGTAGTTGATGTTCGTGTCGCACACGGTCGAGTTCAGGTCGTAGCTCGGGTGACAGTCGTACGTCATCATCGGCACAATGCTCGTGTGCGCCTCGTTGTACTCCTTCTCGACGACGGTGCCCGTCACGGGCGCGACCGGCCCGCAAGCAACGAGCACCAACATGAGCGCGACCACGACGATCGCGATCCCTAGGACCCTGAGCTTAATCCTCACCCTCGGCGTCCTTTCCCTGCGAGATGAGCCCCTTGAGCTCGTCCGACAGCTCCCACTCGCGGCGCCAGGTCTCGTGCGCAACCTCGCACGAGCGCATCACCTCGGCGTCCGCGATCTCGAACACCTCCGCGTGCGTCCTCTTCCGGTGGAACGCGCGCTTCGCCTTCACGCGGCGCGTGAGGCGGTAGAGGTCCAACGTGCGCGACATATCACGGTGGTAGGAGACCGTGGCGTTGCCCTCGATGTCGAAGTCGATACGGGCAACCGTGATCGCCGTTGACCCCTCGCGGTCCTGGGCAGGAAGCGTGTAGACGACGCTCGTTCCCTCAACGCTGAGGACGAGGTTCTCGTACAGCGGGGTGTTCATCATCACGGCCCTCCTACTGGCCCTTGTAGTTGACGATCTGCACGAGCTTGTGCAGCGGGCGAACGAGCTCTCGGGCGTCGTTGAGCACGACCTCGATCGGCTTGTACGTGCCCGGGGCCTCGTCGAGCAGGTTGAACGCCGAACGGTCCTGCCACACGACGCCGCGCTCCTCCATCTGGCGGACGAAGTCGTCCACGTCGAGCGCCTTCCACGCGCCGGTCGCCGGTACCACGGTGCCGTCGGCCTTGGTCTTCTCCGGCTTGCCGCGCGCCATCACCCTTCCGGCGCCGTGCGGCGACGTGAAGTACGAGTCCGGGTTGCCCCGCCCCTCGACGATGTACGAGTCGGTGCCCATCGAGCCTGGCACGACGCCGAGCACGCCGGCGTTCGCGTCGATCGCGCCCTTGCGCGACAGCCACACCGAGCTGCCCTCGACGAAGTCGACGACCTCGCTGTAGTTGTGGTGGCAGTTCACCTTCAGCGGCTCGTCGAAGTATCCGACGACCTCGGTGAGCGCGAGGAGCACCAGGTTCATCATCGCGTCGCGCTGCTCGAACGCGTAGGCCTGCGCCCAGCGCATGTTCTTGATGTAGGCGTCGAACGTGTCGGTGCCCTCGGCGAGAAACGCCACGTCCGGGTGCTCGAGCGCGAGGCCGCTCGCCTCATTGTCGGCGCGCGCACGCCTGATGAAGGCCGAGGCGATCTCGTTCCCGACGCCGCGCGAACCCGAGTGGACGATCGCCCACACGTAGCCGTCGTCGTCGACCGAGACCTCCACGAAGTGGTTGCCGGAGCCGAGCGTGCCGAACTGGATGGCCGCCTTGTCGCTCAGGAACTCACGCGTGGCGCGGTGGAACAACTCGTCGAACAGCGGGTCCTCGAGGATCGGCGGCAGGCCCTCCTGGTCCTCGAAGTCGAGCCACGCTGGAAGCACGGCCTGCCGCTGCACGCCCACGCCCGACGGCACGTAGCGCTCGATCAGGTTGCGCACGGTGCGGCGCGCGTAGACGTCGATGTCCTCGGCGCGCAGCGAGGTCTTGACAGCGATCATGCCGCAGCCGATGTCAACGCCGATCGCCGACGGGTAGATGCCGCCGAGGGTCTTGATGGCGGTACCAACGCACGCGCCGCGGCCCGCGTGTGCGTCCGGCAGCATCACGACGGGGCCGTACGTGACGTGCCCGCGCGAGATCATGAGCGACTGTTCGAGTGCGAGGTCCTCGTAGATGCTGGCGAAGTTGCGTACGTGACCGCCCTTGTTCGGGTCGGTGTGCGTCGTGTAGGTCATGTCGGTCTCCGTTCTATGCCTGACCAGTATATCGCAGCCGGCCCTCGGTGTCAACCTCAGACATGCAGCGCGTGCAGTAGTAGCCTGCGTGTCCGACTGCGGGGTGTGTCGTCGATCCCTCATTAAGCCAATCGAGCTTCTGACGCCACTCGTGGTAGGTCCTCGCGAGCCGCACCTGTGGCTGGGCGCCGACGATGGCGCTCTTGACCTGCTGCGGCACGGCCCACGCCATGGGACAGTAGAGCAGCATCTCGAAGCCGGCCTGCATGACCGCCTCGTCTACTCCAGGCTCGACTGCGGCTTCCGGCTGGTCTTCCATTCAGATCCTCCACGCATAGCGGCCACGTTCTTGACGAACTGCGATGCCCGCAGCACGAAGATACCCGTGCCTGTCCAGTTGCCGTCGTCAGGGATCACGACGAAGTCGAGGTCGGTGGGCACGCCCACAGCCACGTCCCTGTATGTGTGCGGTGTCCACGCGAACGCACGTTCGCCTGCGGCCTGGGCGGCGGCGTAGCCTGCGTTCGACCAGACCACGAGCCTTCGCCCGCGGTTGCGGGGCATTCGCAGGAACGAGTTGATGGCGTCGAGCAGGTCGAGCCGCGGCGCGTCGTCGGCGTTGAACAGCGCGGCGTCCTCTACGTAGAGGAACCTCGGCGGCGGCACGACGACCTTTGGCTTAGGCTTGTACTTGGAACGGGACACTCACGTAGTGTACCCGAACGCCTACCGCTCGTCGAGTGGGTCCCACCACCGGTACCTGAACCCCTGAAACGGCGGTACATGCTCGTCCAGGTCCACCCACTCGGCGGCGCCGCGACGAAGCACGTAGAACTTGCCGTTCTGCTCGGCCGTGGCGAAGATCGGCGCGCGAAACTGAACCCTCTCCATCGAGGCGAAGTACACGAAGCTTCCCTGTCCGATGCGGCGCGGCCTGCCGCTCAGGCAGTGCGGGTGGACCAGGCCGGACCACTCGTGGTCGTCAGGCGTGTCGCCCTCGTCGAGGAAGCGGTCCCACGACTCGCTCGGGATGTAGAGCACGAGGTCGTCCACCTAGTTTAGCCCTCCGAAGCGGCTGTTGCCAGAGAGGTTGCCGATCTGGATGCCTGCCGGCTGCGCGTACCGTGCGGCCCACCTAGCGAGCGCCCCGGCTACGAGGCTGTCGGGAGGGTGGTTGGCCTTCGAGTAGTTGAAGAGGTCGTCCCGCGTGACGTAGTAGTGGTCGTACCACGCCGACTCGACGTGCGCGCCTGCGAGCTCGTGCTGCTCGATCGACATGATGTAGTTGTTGAAGATCGCCATCCTCAGGTTGCCCTGAAGCGTGATCGGCTCGGCCTTGATGCCCAGCAGGTCCCTCAGGATGTTGCCTCCCATGCCGGTGGCGTCGTGACACGCCGGACCGGGGAACCGGGCCAGACGGGACTTAGCGACGCGGATCATCGCAGGCCAGGGCTGTAGCCTCATGCGCTGCCAGCCCACGAGCCACATCGGCTTCGTGTCGACCCGGTAGGTCACGAGCACGGTCCAGTCCTTCTGGCCCCAGTCGATGCCGGTGGCGTACGCGTGCGACTTGCAGGGCCCGAAGTACGCGTTGTACTTCGAGCAGCAGGGGATCTCGATGTACTGGCCATCGCGGCCCTCGTAGGTGCCGTACTCCTTGTCCCACATGAGCTGCAGCGAGTCGCCGTCGATGGCGCGCCCCTCGATGGAGGGCTCCATGAGGTCGTACTCGATCTCGAACATGCGCTTGGTCACGCGCCGCTTGGCGCGCTCGACCTCGTCTGCGTCTAGCCAACCTACCCAGTCGCCGTTCGGAAGCTGCCGCCGCATGTTCTCGCGGTAGCACCACCTGCGGACAACACAGTCGAAGTTGCCGCTCTCGATGCGGCGAAGCACCTCGGTCACGGCCCCGTTGGGGTAGTGGTGCGTCGAGGTCATCGTGATCTGCGAGCGGATGCCGTTCTTGGAGAGGGGCTGACCGAAGGCCGCGTCGAGGATCTCGATGTCCATCTCGTCGACCTCGTCTGGGCGAAGCCGCTGAGGGTGACCACCACGGACTGACTTAGATGACGCAGCGAGCACACGCTCGATACCGCCGTTTGCGAGGCGGGTCATGCGTGCGGTCGGTTCGTTGAGCAGGAGGTGTCGAGGCGCGCCTGGGCGGTCCCAGAACATCATCGTGTACTCGTGGCCCCTGGTCGACTGCTCGAGCGAGCCGCCCAGGAACGAGACCTCGGCCCCGAGCGTGATCTCCTCGGTCACCGACAGCAGGGCCGAGAGGAACGTCTTTCCCGACATACCTCTCGATCCCAACCAGAGCGAGTTCTCGGTCTCGCCGAAGTAGCTCTCTGCGAACGCCTCGAACGGTGCCACGTGCCCCTTGCTAACGCAGTCGGGGTGGACGTGACGTGAGATCTCGACGCCGAACGCATCGCGGACCCAGTTCCAGAGCTCCTCCCTGTCCTTGGGCGCGCTCACGTGCTTGATGCGCTCGAGCCTGTCCTTCTTGCCCTTGAGCGCGGCGATGGCGAGGTCGACGACCTCCTTGCGGAGGCCCGTGGCGATCTTCTTCTTCGGCACTAGTGCAGCGAGGAACCGGCCTCAGATGCGGCCATGATGTGCTCGACCTCACGCATGATGTCCTCGTACTCGATGCCCTCGGCCTCGGCCCGCTGGCGCACGTAGTACGAGATGTCGACCTCGGTCGGAGCGTCAAGCCCCATGAGCTCGGCACGGGCCTTCTGCAGCTTGAAGTACCGGTCGATGAGCTGCATCCACTCGGTCACAGTGAGGCGGTCAAGGTTTGTCAGGTCGTCTGGGTTCGAGTTCGCGGTCTCGGCGACGAGCTTCGGCCACATCGCCATGAGAAGCCGGTCGAGCCTGCGGAGCTCGAGCTCGCGGGCCTGCTTCGCGTCCTCGGAGTGGTCGTCCTCCATCGCGCGACGCACGGCGTGTCGTGCCGATGAGTGGTTCGTATATCCGAGCGCACGCGCGATCTCAGGGTACGACGCGCCCATCATCCTCATGCGGAGCGCTCTGGTAGCGAGAAGGTCGGCCTCCTCCTGCGATGAACGGCCGCCGGTCGGGTAGTGCTCAGGCTTGCGGTTGGCCAGGATGTTGCCTGGCACGTACCGCTGCTCGTCGTTCTCGGTCGCGTCCTGGAGCACTACCTCGAGCGCGTCGCTATCCGGCAGGTGGTCCTTCTCTGAAGGCACTGGTGAACTCCTGCACGGCCCTCGCGATCGCGTCGCCGGCCGTTGCCGTGGGGTCGACCCACTTGTGAACGAGGTCGATCGCCGTCACGATGGCGTCCCTACTCTCAGGGGTGACCAGGAAGACGAACTGCCTCTCTGACGCAGTTGGCTGCGGCGCAGGGGCCGACTGGAGCTTCACAGGCCCGTCGCCTGTATCACCAGAGGTCCCGTTGCCATCACCATTATACGCCGAGTTGCCGCCCACCGGCTCAATCGAGAGGTCGGGCGTTTCCTTGAGGTAGGCCGTGTCCTTGAGGCTGTCGAGGTTCCACGCGTCGGCCTGGGGAACCTCCTCGTCCTCGAACATGATGCTGACGTAGCGCGCGATCTCCAGGTCCTCGTCGCTCAGCCTCGTGAGCAGTGAGAGCAGCGCGTCGTCGTCGGTGGTCGCCATGAGGCCGACCCTGTCGAACGTCGCAAGGACGAGGGCCTCCTCCTCGGGTGTGAGGTTGACGTAGACGACGGGCACGCGCTCGTCGCGCTGGATCGCGATCTCGACGCGCATGTGACCGTCGATGATGGTGTTGGTGTTGACGTTCACGATGACGTCCTGCACCCAGCCGACCGCGTCGAGGATCTTCTCCATTGCGACCTGCTGGTCGAAGTCGTGCAGCCGCCAGTTGGCGGAGTTGGCCTTCAAGCTTGACGGGTCGACGACCTTGCGGTCGACGATCCTAGATTCCCACTGGCTCACGAACGCCTCCCTGACCCGGCGGGTCGTCGTTGCGCTGAGGACCCGCCGCACGGATGCGGTCGGCCTCTGCAAACACGTCTTCGATGAACGGCAGCTTCTGCACCTCGGCCACGCGGGCCATGGCCGGTGCGATGCGCGGGTTGGGCATGCCCTTCGGCCAGATCGCCGGCCCGAACTTGTGCAGCAGCGGAGCGAGTTCGTCGAGCAGCGCGTCGATCTCGCGCTTGTGCAGGAAGTCCCCGGTGAGCAGGAACTCGACGTGGGCCCTCTGGATCCTGCACCAGACGGAGGCCGCGGCGGCCATCACTGCGATGGTGTCCTGGTCGACGCTCACGAGTCGAGCAGCGTTCGGAGCGAGTCAGGCATGTTGTCGGAGTCGTCGCCGGGGTCCTCGGCGTCGCCGCCGTCATCGGGGTCGTCGACCGCGTTGATGTAGTCGTTGTCCTCCTCGACGGTGTAGTGCTCGGGGTCGACCGACGGCTCGGCGAGCACCCAGGCCGTCCTCAGGTCGTGTGCCATGCTCCGCAGCCTGAACGACGAGTCGAGCAGCTGTGACGACAGCGAGATCACCTCGGCGAACGCCGGGGTGTTGTCGGCGTACAGCGCTCGGTGCATGAGCTTCTTGCCGATCTTGCCTACGAGCGCCTGCGTCTGCTCGATGGCCTCGAGCATCCCCTGGTTGAGGGTCCTCAGCGCGTCGATCTTCTCGATCGAGATCTTTGACTGCCTTGCCACTAGCGAGCTCCTTACCGGCGTAGGTGAAGCACCCTGAAAGTGAGGTACCTCTCGTAGTTGTCGAGGAGAGCCACGATGCTGTGCTGGACGTGCGCGGCCGAGACCTTACGCTGGCGCCCACGCACGATCAGCCCTCGGATGGCAAGCCCCAACGAGTCGCGCACCGCAGCGAGCTCGCGGTCGTGCTCGAGGAAGCGGGCCGCAGACGGCTCCTCGTCGTCCAACACGACGCCCGCGAAGTCAACGATGCCGTCTGCCTCGATCGCGTCGATCATCGTCGATTCGTCCACCAGGTCGCGTAGGATGCTTCGGAACAGTCGCTGAGCCATCGTTGCCCTCCTAGTCGTGGTGCTAGTCGTCGAGACTGTTGTAGTCGCGCTCCCGAAGTTCGGTCTCGCTGCTACACAGCCTGCAACGTGCTCTTCTATAGTATACCGAGGCTGCCCCGTCAGGGGCCACCTTCAGAAGCCCGTTTGGCTCGCGAACGAGCTCCCCTAGCACCCACCGGTGAGCACAACTAGGCATAGGTCTCCACGGCGAACCACGCGATGCAGTGGGCGTCCTTCTGGTCCTGCAGGGCGTCCTCAGGAAGCCCCCGCATGTTCAGCCTGTGGAACTCTGCGATGGCCTCCTTGTTCGCGTTGCCGCCGAGCCCTACGACCTGCTTCCACTCGTGGCCGGTCACCGTAGCGACCGTTTCGAGCGAGTAGGCAGGGTCGGCCTGAACGAGCACGGCCGCAGCGAACAGAGCACCCAACGTCTGGGCCAGGGCCGAGAACGACTTGCGGTTTGCGACGAACGCAAGGTCCTCGATGACCACGATGTCCGGGTCCTCGGCAACCAGCAGGTCGTAGAACTGCTGCACGAGCTTTGGCAGCCGAACCTTGTAGGAGCTTCCCTTGGCGGCAAGCACCCCCGAGCTAAACGCGTCCTCAGGACTGGTCGACTCGACCAGCACGTATGACACCTTCGTGGTGTCTAGGTCTACACCCATCACCACCTTCGGTGACGTGGTCCTTGTTCTGCGTCGGGGGTGCCCCACCTGCCCTTACTGCGGGTGCTGCAGCCGGCGCACTGCGCGGGCTGCGGCGATGTTCTTCCCCACCTCGGAGTGGAAGGTGTCCTCGGGGCTCTTCAGCGCGGTGCCGCTCGATACCACCGATGCCGCCACCGGCTTGTTGAAGACGACCGCGGTCGTGGCGATGCGCGCCTCGCGGGTCGTCTCGTCCTCGTCGGCGACGTAGTTCTGCACGAACAGGAAGTGCAGCGACCTCGCCTGGTCCTCGGAGACCTTGTGGCGCTTGAACACCGATGCGGCGAGCGTCGGGTTCTGCTTGATGAGCTCGGCTCCGGACACGGTTGCGTTCATGATGTTTCCTCTCGTCTTAGCGGACCCTAAACCAGGGCCCTCAGCTTGAATGTACCATCCTCGCGGACGCGAATGTCCATCGGGACGGTGCCGATCGCCAGCGGCGACATGACGCCGTCCTCGGCGTAGGTCACCTCGTCAGGCATGTAGCTCTTGAGCCAGGAGCCGCCGGCGACCAGCAGGGAGTCGGTCGCGTCGAGCTTGGTCTTCGAGTTTGGGTCCTGGCTGAGCTTGACGTGCCTCGCGGCGACCACCTTGTGGAAGTGGGCCGTGAAGTAGATGTCGGCGTTGAACGTCGCCGTCATCCGCTGCAGCGTCGAGAGCGGGCTGGAGTAGGTGTTGCTCGTGCCGCCCTTCGACTGGCCGTGCATGACGTACATCGTCAGCACAGGCGCAGGTGCGCTACGCTTCACCTTCGGGAACACGTACGACACGAGCACCTGGCTCATGCGCTCCTCAGAGTCGCCGAGGTACACGCCGCCGAGCGCGTCGGCAATGTCGTGGTCGGTCGTGCGCACCACGTAGGTCCCGTCGCGCTGGCGCACCTTGTACGGCATGAGGTGGTGCCCCTTGAGCCAGTACGGCACGCGGCCCTTGGCCTTCTTCGTGATGTTCACGAAGTCGAGCGCCTGTCGCCTGCCGGCGTCGTCGATCATGTTCTGCAGCGTATCGTAGATGCTGCCGTTGTCGTAGGCGACCGCAAGCGCACGCCTGTTCGACGGGCTGATGCCGTCCGTGTAGTCGCCTGCGCCGAAGAACTGGCCCTGCTTGTCGCGCACGGCCTCGTCGATGTACGAGGCGAAGGCGTCGAGGTCGCACCCTGACGCGCCGATCTGCACGTCGTTGATCGGGTAGAGCCTGAGCTCCGGGGTGGTCACGTGGATCTTCAGGTGTCGCATCGTTACCTCGCCTTCGAGCTTAGCCCGAGTTCCTTCGCCAACTGCTGGACCCTTGCTCGTGACACCAAGAACTCGGTAGCGAGCTTGGCGAACGTGCCGTACGGAAGGACGTTGTCCTCGTGCATCTTCTGCAGGTTCTTGAGGCGCTCCCTGATGTGGTCTGGCCTCGCACTGTCGCGTCGCTTAGACACCTGACTTCTCTCCTTCGCGCCTCGACTGCTCGCGTGACAGCTTCGAGAGCTGCGATTCGTACACCTTGACCTTGGCCTCGAGCTGCGTCCTTGCGTAGTCGAGCACGAGGATCCTGCGGAAGGCCGTCTGGATCGCCACGTCAGACGTAATGAGCTTGGACTTTGCCTCGCCCTTGAGAAGCTTTGGTTCGAGCTGCTTCATCTCCGAGATGCGCGTGTCCAACAGCACCTCGAACATCGGCTTTAGAACGCCCAACTCAGCGTCGATCTTGCCGAGCTCGATGTTCGTCCACGAGAGCCACGACGTTAGCCGCAGCGAGAGCGATCCCAGCTGCGGCGAGTTCAGCGTTGAGGGGTCGGTCGGAAACCGGTACTCGACCTCGGTCGCAGGCTTGGCCATCTGCGGCGTGCCGACGCTCGAGACGATGGCCTCGCCTGCAGACACGATCTCGTTCAGGTTCACCTAGCGAAGGCCTCCTTGGCCTTGGCAAGCTGTGCCTCGACCGCGCGTAGCTCTGTCTCGTTGCCGTCGCGTAGCGCGTTGCACACCAGCGCCTTGTAGCACTTCCGGCACGTCGGGCTCATGCGGTCGAACGGAGGGTCCAACAGCACGCCCTCGCGCGTGGCCTCGACGGCCATGTTCGGGCGTAGGAACGCCTCCTCGAAGTGCGCGGCCGTAGGCTTGACCCAGATCACCCTGTAGTCCTGGGTGTTCGTGTCCTCGAAGAACATGAACGCCTCGGGTGCGATGTCGTAGCCTGCCTCGCGCGCCTTGGCCATGTAGTGCATCATCTGCCTGGTGTAGCTTGACTCGGCGCGAAGCATGACCGTCGTCATGCGCTCCCAATCGTCGAGCTGCTCCGGCAGCTTCTTAAAGCGCCACTGGCCCATCGACTTGATCTCGCCCACGTAGAGCGAGTTTCCGCCGGGACGCTTGGCTAGCACGTCTACGATGCCCTGCCACGTAATGTACCCGTGGTCGGCGATGGCCTCGGCACGCGCCTCTGACGAGTCGAACGAGCCCTCGTGGATGTGGCCGTCACGGAAGAACGCGAGCGCGAGCTCGGCCTTGTAGAGGATGCCCGCCTTGTCGAAGCGGGCCTGCACCCTCTCGTGAACGGCCGACCCGTTATCCATGCGGTCGCGGTTCTTCTCGGCGAAGCCGGTGTTGTACCCCAGCACGCTGAGCTGCACCTCGCGCTCGCAGTCGCCGGAGCCGGCCGACGGCGACGCGTAGGTACGCGGGTTTCCCCAGCCTGGCCCCTGAACGTCCGCGCCTGCTCGGTAGAGCGGCGTGAGCCAGTCCTCGGACCTGAGGGACTTCAGGTAGTCGTTTAGGCCCACTAACGTAGCCTCGCAGACTTGGCAACGAGCACGTTGAAGGCCTCGAGCGCGCTCGGCACGATGGCCCAGCGCGCAGTGTCCATGATGCTCTGGTCGAGCTGCGGAGCGTTCGCCAACGCCGCAAACACGTTCAACATGAGGGCAACGCTCTTTCGTGCCGTGTCGTGGTCGAGGCCGTCGATGTCGTTGGGGCCCGGCGTGATGAGGCTGAGCGCAGGCGTCTCGACCTCCTTGAGGTTCGTCAGGTTCCAGTGCCGCTCGTAGACGTGGGCCGAGCCTGCGAAGTGCTGGTAGTTGCCGAGCTGCAGGCCGAGCTGCTGTGCGATGAACCGCTGCATCGTCGTGAACACCGGCAGGTCGTACGAGAGGCCCCACACGAGGTCCCACGACCTCATGTAGGTGATCATCTCCAGCGCACCGTCGCGCACGAAGAACTGCCACAACGAGGTGCATGGCATCTCACCGGTGTCCTGCGAGTTCCACAGGTCGGTCTCGCGGCCGACGTACACAACGGCCCTCCTGGAGTCTGGGTCGCGTCGAAGCTCGGCGATGACGTTCGTGACCTGGCCGTACGTTCGCGGCCCGTACGCGCCGGAGGCCTTGTGCAGCGACCTCGTCTCAGCGCTCGATGCGATGTCGTACACGGTGTTGATGAACGTGCCGGAGACGACGCTCGCGATGTCGGCCCACATGATCGCCTTGCCGAAGTTCGGTCGCTCAACGAGCGGCCTCGTCGGGTCGGTGAGCACGAGGTGGAACCCGCGCTGCTCGCGGATAGCCATGCCCCGCGGCGACGAGAGGTCGCCGTGCTCGACCACGTCCGAGATGATCTTGGGGTATGCGAGCCCCATGTTGTGCGTGACTACGGTCACTAGGACCTCCAGGTAAGCGTGCTGCCCTTCTGGGTGCCGAGAAGAACCTTGGGATATTCCAGCAGCCCTCGCTTGTAGAAGAAGCGCTTGACGTGCTGCGGGTGTGGCACCCTGGTGTGTCTGATGTCAGCGGCATCGAGCGCCGCAGACGCGACGTTGCCGAGCGCAATGACCTTGGCCCCGCCTGTGCGCAGGATGAAGTCCTTCGCCGTGCGGCCGTCGAGCAGCGTGGAGTTGAACACGCAGTAGTCGTTGAGCGACAGCCCGGTGTTCATGAGCGCCGTCGCCAGGTAGCCCCCTGACGACGAGTCGAACACCACCTCGCGCGTCGGAAGCGCCGAGGCGATCTCGCACATGCGGGCCCACGCAGTGTTCCTGCGCTCGGTGTTGGCCCTGCCGGGGTACCGCCTGGTTGCGCGGCGCCGCAGCAGCTCGCGCGCGTGTGGCTGCTCACCGACGAAGATGTACCTCGGGTCGTAGACGTTGCCGATGGCAGGCACGTCCTGCTTGACCACGCGGCCTAGCAGCTCGTGGTTCCAGTGCCTGCGCGCGACGTAGTCGATGATGCTCTGAGGGTCGTGACGCGTCCAGTCGTAGACGATCGTTGGGATGTCCGACATGCCGCGGGGCATGTGGTCCACGAACCCGTCGCCGATCTCGTTTCGCGTGTCGCCGAAGAACTCGGTGTACGCATCGTACACCTGAGCCATGCGCGACTCGTAGACCGCGTCAGGGCCGCGGTCACCCGTGCCCTGGGCGGCGTCCATCACGGTTGTCGGCGGCCGCGTGTAGACCATCGTGGCGTCGGCCGCGACCATCATGCCGTCGAAGAGCCAGCGCTCGAACCGAGACATATCGTCTGCGCCGCGGAACACTGTGCCGTAGACGTACGAGCCGACGTGAAGCCGGTCGAACACCACTGGTCCCTGATTCGCGTAGGCCTCTGCGTACCAGTGCTCGAACGCGTTTCGTTCTGGCGGGCCGCAGTGGGCGTACGAGAAGCCCTGCTTTACGAAGGCCTCGGCGAGCGTCGTCTTGCCGCTGCCGTCGGGGCCCTCTAGGATCACGAACGGAGATCGAAGCATCTGCCTTCCTATCGCACGCTAGGTGCGTGCGAACGCTACCTCGTTCGGAGGTACCTGCCTGGGCTGAGGTCACGCGCCAACGGCCTGAAGTCAACCACGTCTAGGGTACCCGGGGTTGCAGGCTTGCCGCGGTCGAGGGCCGTGGAGAACTGCTTCGAGATGTACGACCCTACGCAAGGCATCACGGCCTGTGTGAGGTCGGCCCTGCGTGCGAGGTACATGCGGTCGGAGGTCGTCGGTGCGACGCGGTACCAGTCGGGGTAGCCGCCGAGGCGTGCGCCCTCACGCATCGTCAGGAAGCGGTCGTCGAGCGGGTGTACTACGCACCCGATGTCCACCATCGTGTTCGATGGCGCGTCCCACCGAAGCCGCGTTGCGATGAGCCTGTTCTTCTTCGCCTCGAGCCCGGCCTCGACCGCGCGGGCGTACCCGTGCTTCCAGCCCTCGCGCTGCTGCAGGAACTGCATGGTGTTGAGGTCGACCTGCCGAGGCCTAGTTACGTTGTGGTTCGGCACGACGAGGTCGAGCGGGCTCGACCCCTCAAGGATGTCCTCCGTCCAGGTGAAGTTGTCGCGGAGGTCGCCGATGGTGTCCTTGATGAGCGCGGGCGCGCCGTTGACGAGCTGCGGCTCCGGCAGCTGTAGCTCGAGCTTGTGGGCGATGAAGTGGAAGCGGTTGCGGTGCTGCGGGATGCCGTGGAGCACCGTGTTCGTGAACCAGATCGTCACCGCGTAGCCCAGCGAGTGCATGATGTCGGTGTACTTGAGGTACAGCTCCTGGCCGCCCTTCGCGCCCCAGGCCTGCGGAACCGACTCCATGATGAAGAAAGTCGGCCTCAGCCTGGTCGCGAGCTCGATCGAGTGGTCGGCGTAGATCGTACGCGGGTCGTCCATGCCCTTGTGGCCGCCGATGTTCGACCACGGCGCGCACGGAGGGTTGGCGAACACGATCTCGATGTCGCCCTCCTTGTACGTGTCGGGCCACTCGTCGAACGGCAGTACGAAGTGCTGCAGCTCGTCGCCGAGGTTGAGCTTGGTCGTCTCGTCGCCGTAGCCGCCTAGCTCCTCCCACTGGCCTAGCACGTTCGCGTGCTCCATCATGCCGAGCGTGAAGCCACCGCCGTAGATGTGCGCGCCGATCGCGGTCGGCTTGTTCTTCATGCCGCGGGCCAGCTCCGATGCTGACTTGAAGTCGGTGACTGCCACTAGTTGCCCCCTGCGGCGGCCTTCGGCGACCAACCTGCATCCCTGAACCACCCCTGAACGGTCTCCGACTGAGACCCAAAGTGCAGGTCCTCGACGTTGAGGCCGGCCTCGAGGCACCGCTCGCGCTGGCGACGAACGCCACCCCAGTGCTCGTGGATGGCCTCGGTCTTCAGCGGCTTGTCGTCCTGCCCGCCGGGGCCGCCGCGAATCTTGCGGCGCTCGTAGATGTTGGCGATGCACTGCTCGGCCGTCGTGTCGAGGAAGCCGATCGTCATCGAGTGCCCGCGCTCAACGAGCCACTCGTTGAGCGTCGTCCACCTGCCGAGGCCGCTCGTCGAAAGCGAGAGGCCCTCGCAGAAGACGTGTCCCTGCGGCGCCCAGTGCTGGATCATTTCGTGGACTACCTCGACGTGGAGCCCGTCGCACCCGATGGTGGCACCGTTGACGTAACGGCCGAGGATGAACAGCCCACCCTCTACCTGGTACGCGATCGGCGAGCGTCGCTTCCTGCCGAAGCCAGGCTCGAAGAGCGGCTCGTAGTCGTAGCGTTCGAGGATCTGCTTCGCGGTCGTTGACTTACCGCTGCCTGACGTGCCGCGCACATTTACGATCAGTGACATCTTACGTCTCCTATGTTAGCCTGTTGAGGCCGCGAACGTACGCCTCGAAGTCCTTGTTGGTGAACGCGGCGGGACGTGCTGCCTTGACGAGGTCTACGGCCTCGTCGCCAGACAGGTCGAGGACGTACCTCGCAGCGAGCGCGGTGACGAGGCCGGACCGGTTGCGCCCGCCCGCACAGTGTACGAGCACGGTGAGCCCGTTGTCGATGCACGATGCGACGTATCGCGCGATGCGGTGTGCGTCCTCAACGGGCACGGCCTTCACGTCTGAGAGGGGCACGTGCTTGTAGGTGATCCCCTCCGCGTCCACCAGGTCGTCGTCGCGGCCCGTCATGACGGAGACCACGACGTCTACGCCGTGGCGCCCCAGCTCAGCGAGCTTCTTCTCGCGAGGCAGGCTCTTGAAGTAGCCGTACATGAGGAGGCGGCCAGGGATCACCTGATACGGCTTCACGACGTCCTCCTCACCGGGTTTGCGAAGTCCTCTGTTGCGTTGTAGTCGTAGAGTCTGTCGCTCCACCAGTACCCGTACCGCGTGAACGTGTCGAACACCTGTTCGCGCGGCCCGGCCCACCCGTTCAGCTCGCCGAGGCACTCGTGCGGGAACACGGCGGCCCTGGACCCGAAGAAGTCGAAGCCCCCTCGGTAAGGGTCTGCGCCGAAGTGGTTCTCCACCTTGACGTGGTACTCGAGCTCGCTGTCGATGGTGCGGCCTACGTACATCGTACCCGACAAGCCCTGCCTGTAGTTGCACAGCAGCGCCTCGAGCTCGTAGTAGCTCATGTCGTAGTTGAGCGTGTCACTCGCGAGGTCGAGCGCCTTGTCAGCAACCGCGTTCACCTCTGCGAGCGCGGCCTTGGTGTTGCCGCCCTGAACGAGCACGCGGCCGTACTCGGGGTACATGAGCGCGAGGGCCTTGCGCGGCGACCACCCGCTGTCAGCGTGGATGTCGACCGACACGAGCTGCTCGAGCCCTGCGTGCAGCCTGAACACCTCGAGCAGCTTGATGATGGCGTACCTGCCGAAGTAGGTCACCCCCTTGTCGACCGAGTCCCACGCCTCGGCGTACGACATCGACGGCAGCTCGTCGTGCGCCCTGTCAACCCAGGTGGCGTACGAGTACAGCCCGCGCGCGAGCTTGTACGGCGCACGCACCGGCCGCCTGTTCTTCCTGACGGGCAGGCCCTTCCAGTTCTCGGAGATCCACTCGGCGAGCGCAACCTCGCCCTCTACGAGCACGCGGTCGAGCGGCCAGTGCGCGAACACCGCGCCTGCTGGCGGCGTAGAGCAGAAGTTCGTGTAGACGCCGAACCACCAGAGCTGGTCGAGCGACCCCTCAGGTAGCTTGAGGCCCTCGCCCGCCGTCTTCATGTGGACGTCTGGGCCGCGCACGTCGAGCTTCAGCCTGCAGAAGTCTACGAAGGCCGCACGGTTCGCGACGGCCTCGTCTGGGGTTACGTTGGGGATCTCTCGGGGCAAGCGTTACTCCTAGGGCGTGAGGACAAACCCACTATACCACGCAGAGGCGGCGATCTCGTCGAACGTGTCGAACTTGTGCGGCGCGTCGCCGTACGCATCGAGCGAAAGTAGCCTGGTCAGGGCCACGAAGTTCTTGATGCCAGCCTCGTCCGCGATGTGTGCGTCCCTCGGTGAGTCGCCGATGAAGGCAACCCTCTGCGGGTCACCGAAGGCAGCCCTCACAATGTCCACCAGCTGAGAGGCCTTTGTGTCGAACGAGAGCGACCTGCCGAGTACAACCACGTCGTGGTGCCCATCGTAGGGCAGAAGGCGCTTACAGGCCCTCTGAACCACCCGTGAGGAGCTGCTGCTCACGATCACAACCGCCACGACCGAGGACCGCTTCGACCTCAGGCCCTCGATGAAGTCGAGGACGCCTGGCACGAGCCCAACGCTGTCGTAGATGTGCGCCGTGCGCTCATGAAAGCTGGAGGCTACCTCATCCTTGAACGACGCTGACACGCCTGGGATCAGCAGGTCGACCTGCTGCCTGAACGACAAGCCCGAGGTCTTGAGGTACGCAGAGAGCACTCCATCCGCGTCGGGGTATCCCGCGGCCATGAGCGTCTCCACGGCCTCGTCAGCGAGCGACCCCATAGAGTCGACCACGGTGCCGTCAAAGTCGAGCGCAACGATCTTCGGGGCCACCTGGCTAGACCGCCAGCTCGTCTACGAGACGGCGGGCGTCCTCGTCCAGCATCTGGCGCGGCGGCGACTTCATGAAGTAGGCGGACGCCCCGTAGACGGGCCCGCCCTCGCCGCGGTCGAGCGCGAGCTTCGCCGCGCGGATCGCATCGATCACGACGCCTGCGGAATTCGGGCTGTCCCAGACCTCCAGCTTGGTCTCCAGCATCAGCGGCACGTTGCCGAACGTGGTGCCCTCGATGCGGATGTGGCACCACTTGCGGTCCAGGAGCCACGGCACGTAGTCGGACGGG